TGTTACAAACTCAGGATCAATTCCTATATGAGCACGAGCTTGTATCACTGTTGGTTTAGCTATTTCATTTTCATCTACCAGTGGTTCTGGTTTACTAACTTTGGGGAGGGGTTTCTTCTTAACCCTGACTGGGCGGCTCGCCTTGGTTGTTGCCATTTGTTAATTGATCTTTTTGTTCTTTGATTAACTCAGCAGCAGCTTCATTTTTACTTGGGTCCATCATTGGAGAGCTAGCAAACTGACCAGCTTGCTTCATCATTTCCATCTGTTGCATCTGTTGTTGCTGTTGTTCTGATTCTTGTGCCATAGTCTCAGGTGTCTTAACTAGGTTAAGTACATCTATACCTTGAGCCGCTGCGAGTCGTTTAACATACTCACCAGGGTCAAGGAACTTGGCCATGATTTCTGGTCCCATAGTTTGAGCAAGAGTCTGTGCAAATTGAACAAGGGATTCTTGATCTTGTCCTCTACCAATAGCATTAACACCAGCAACAATAGTAGGAGAAACGATATCCTTGGGTATCTTAGGTATCTCTTTATTGCGTTGGAGTATATGTAATGTTCTATCTAGGTAGGGTACAAGGAACTCAACTGTAAGTAAACTGAATAGTCCACCAAGTTGTTGTTCCAATTCCATCTGCGTGAGGCGTACCTCTTCTGCAGTTGTCCTCTCACTTTGTCGAACCTGTAGCACAAGGAAAGCATCGCTTATCCTACGCTCTAAGTTCTGCATCTGTTCTGATGCTGTTCTAAAGTCTGCTGTTTTACCAACCTGTACAACACCTACATCATCAGGTCTACCCTGAACGATTGCACCGTTGCCAGCATCGGCTATAGTTTTTGGTTTTGTGGTAGAGCTTGGTGATACCAAGAAGACTACCTTAGCAGCTGCAGCTGACCCTTCTACGAGTGCTTGTGACAATCCTTCTAGAGATCTAATGTCTCCTAAGAATTCTTCGACTCTGCCCCTTCCGTAATCCTCTCCGTCCACTGTATTGAATCTCAATACTAGCCAGGGAGATGCATTCTTTGGAGCAGTACTGCGACTGCCAGGTAGTATGTTATCAAATGCTTCTTGATGCCATACCCATCTACCGTTCTTATCATATCGGACGTAAGTGTATACTTCTACGTCTTGATCATCAGATCCTGTCTTGTAACCATCATCCCCTGGGGAATTAGGTAAAGGTACTGGCAGATCTTCACCAAGTATCTTACGACTGATTAGTTCCTTTGTTACGATCTCACAAATATGCCCGTTACCATCTCTGTTTACAACATAGCGGTTAAGGGGATAGTTTTTGAGACCATCTTTGCCCATAAATATCAATGCATTTCCTGAAACAATCAAATGTTTGAGTGCCTGGTGGACTACAACTCTATCACTAGAGGCATTGATGTGATCCATGATCATCCTTTCCATCTTAGCAAAGGATAAATCTAATTCACTCCTTACTTCGGGCGGGAATTCTACACCAATTTTATCATCTCTTATCTGTAGTTTGAAGAAACTAGTCTGCGGTGGTAGCAATGCAAGCATAAGCTTTGCTGCTAAGTTAACCGTACACTTGGCTCCGACTGACTGCCAGGGAGTATGTAATTTTTGGTGAGTAGGACGTGAACTTAAATCTTCTTGTATTAAATAAGGCAGTGTTAATCTAGAACACTCAACTGCGGTATCAAGGAACTGTGATCTACCTCTTGATAATTGAGTATATCTATCACGTGCTTTCATTAGTATGCTTTGTCTGTTTTACTAGAGCTTTGTCCTTTCTGCGTAGTAGCAGTTGGGTTTCTATTTGCTTGTCTGAATTTCTTTTGTTGAGATCTATCATTAATATTCTCAACATCCATATTGTTTAAAGAATCATTAGGTGATTCTGGACCTGCTGCAATTTCCCTCTTTGGAGGTGGTTGGTAGGTAGGTGCTGCGCTTCCTAGACACATAGTATTAAATGTTTACTCCTGATCCTTTTATTATACTTCTAGTTCTCCTACCTGACGTAGGGTCAAACCCTGACGCTCCTAGGAATCCACTACCTGTTCGAGGAGGAGGTAGTTCTTCTTTTGGTTTAGCTTGTAATTTAGATTTGTTTTGATCTTTGGGTGTGTTTCTGTCTGAATAAGATGTCCTTTCCCTAGGGGCATTAGGATCTATTATTCTAGAGTTCACCATATCTGGTGGTGCCTCTGCAAATGGAGATGGCTCTGGAGCTGGAGCTGGGGCTTCTTCCCCCTCGGCTGGTGGTCCAGTTAAAGCCAACATTCTTGGGTCTGGGTTACCTCCGATACACATATCTATACCTCCTTATGCTGGTCTGTTGATCCCACCTTCTGGGCCTTTGGGCATTGACTTAGGATCAATTGCTCCGAATTGTTTCACACCCTCTTTAGTTTTCTGTATCTCAAGGGCTTTCTTTTTCTTAGTATCAAGAAGATCTTCATCTCCTTTTTCATCTTTAATTTTTTCTGGACCCACATACTCTGGTGCTGCAGCGGCTGCTTTAACAGTAGGAGCTGGCCCTTGCGGCTTTGGCATTGGTGGCATCTTAGGTGAGAATGGTCCTACGCACATTAGTTTTCTTCCTCTAATTTGTTTCGTATATATTCTACCACACTGGCTTGTCCAGCACGGTACATGATTGATTCGATTTGTTCTTTTGGGTGGACGGGGTTCCATTTAAAATGGTCCTCGACCTCTTTGAAAAGCTCATCAACTCGTTCGTTGTGGAGCTTAAGCGTATTGAGGGAGATTGACATTTGAGTGTTCAAA